AGCCACATCAGCCAACCTTTCCGAAACTTCGGTTGCACTGAGAGGTGTCTTAGCATTCGGGCGGGTATCAAGCTCATCAATGAACAAAGCCTTTCTTACGTTACGCCGCATGTCTTCCAGAATTAACTGTCCGACATCAAAACGTGCTGGTGATTGAAGGGTATCGATGGTCGAGCCGGGGCTTCTTGGGATGAATGTTCCTGGCTGTATGGTCACATTATCAGGATTGAATACACCATCATCGTCATAGACATATGACCCAGCTATTGCCATTTCTGCATTTTCAAGGATTAGCTGCACAGTCAGATTCAAAGTCTTAATAGCTGGCATGGCTTGTAAAACAGGGCCACGACCCCACACCTCATAGCCAGATTTTGACCAACGTGTAGTGATCCAAGGCACAGAGCCACGGCCTGACATCTTAGATTGATGCAAGATAGCTTTGTCAGTTTCAGATATCAGATAGTAAGTATACTCATCCTTAAACCTATCATCGCTATCATACATCGTAGCTTCGATGATCTTAGTTTTGCGTCTTGGGTTGCGCTTCTGCTGCTCAACCATATTTGGTGTGTACTTGGCATAGGGGTACATATGTTTAATTTCAGTGATGTCACAAGTGTCGTTCCAACGGAACCAACTTGAAACCATGTCCATATGTCCCGGCAAAACAGCAACACTTGTGGGAGGAACAGCAGTGAAGTGTAGGTCACCAACAAATCTACCGCTCTCAACGAGCATGTTCATTGTACCTATGCCAAGGTCTTGTAAGCCCTCATGGAACTCTGCGTTGAAATTTGAATTACGCAGACCTTCATGGAGCATGTCAGTTATCTCATCTAACTGCTCAATCAAATCTTTGGTTACAGCTTCTTTTGGAAACTCAGGGCCGGGGGCTAAACGGAACGCTCTGCCATTTGGTGGAAAGAAGCCAAGTTGAAGTCTTGAAGCAAACTTAGGTAAACCTGTTACGGCAGTCTCATCGTATATATTTTCGGTACGCCTACTCGCTGGTGCTTCTTGAAAGAATGATTCTCTGTGAGGCAATACATAATCGTAAATCTCCTCCCAGACATCTGACCATGATGACCAACGGCCTTTGGCTTTGTTATAGCGATCCATAACCTTTTTAAATTCTGAATCATGCTCACTGCCGCTTGATACAGTAGGGCTTGCATCACCGCCTGTTTGATCTCTCATTTAAGCACCTGTTATTGAAGAACCCATCTTCTTCTTCTTAAAGCCACTGTATCCACCTAGCTCATCATCTTGCAGAGAAGACATGCCAATGAGATTTTTCTTACGCTTTCTTTCCTGATCTTTAGCAATAGCGTCTAGATCAGCTTGTTCTTTGGCGAGTCTTGCTTTTTCAGCTTCTCTCGCACGAATACTTTCTTGTGATTCACCCGGCGGCTTGGGTGCTTTGAATAAACTGCCCATCATTTATCTCCTCGACTTCACGCTCAAAAATGGCGGTTGCACCACGTTTCAACAATTCACAATACAGCTGGTAAGGCGTAACTAGCCAAAACAGCCGCAATCCGATCAGATGCTTAATGAAACTCACGCAATACATGCCTTTTGGAAGGTACATGCAGTTTTCTTGGGACTCATACTCAATACAGGTGCAAAATTCCTTCAATGCACAGATTAAGTCTGTTGCGTCTTCGCTTTTTAGTACATCGCAATGGAATTTTTCAGATGCAAAGTCCAATCTTACCCATACGTCGGCTTCTGGGTCGTACCTGACAGCAAAAACATGCGAAAAATCGGGTCTATGAGTGGTAAACAGTCTCCAAGGGCCAACATTATCACTGGCACAAAAGCAAATAACCCATCTCATAAGGCTCTCACGCCATTTCTGTTACGATTTCTTGTGCGCTGACGAGCAAAAGGGTTGCTAACCCTCTCCACAGTAGTGGGGCGGGCAACTTTCTGGTTGCCAAAGAAAACTCTACGTCCCTCGCCGCCCCCTAAGAAAGCGTACTGCAACGCATCATGCACATGAGAGAACCTGTTCTTGTTAGGCTTTTCCTCATACTTCTCAGTTCCCATGTAGAACTGACGCTTGAACTGATAACCGCCCTCAAAACCAGAGATTAAGTTAGTGCATGTGGGGCTTATCAATACAGCTGGGTTGCCATCAACCATTCTATTCAAGCCGCCCTCGACAGATTCAATACGAACAAAGATGTCATTGCTTGATGCTGGATACGCCATGATGCCAGCGGCTCTTAATATCATAAACGGAGTATGCTCAGAAGTTTGCGCCATCTGATTACCAGCCGGATCACCAACAAACTTCATTGTTAGCTTTTCCCAACCATGTCTGGCGATTTCACGTTTCAGACTTTCAGCAAAACGAGCAGCCCCCATGTCCTGCATCACAATTTCATGGAATACAGTCCATCTTCCAGAGTGCAGCTGCTGGCAAAACACAGCACTTGGGCTTCTGCCAAAATCAATGCCAACAATCACATCAAACTGATCTGATGGCTCAATAGGCTCTTTAGCTACATGCGTGTCTTTTCTAAATGTGGGATAAACAGGTTTGCCGTCCAGTAATGCCTGATACTCATTCAATACATAAACACGAACCCATTGTGGGCCTTTGCCCAATATAATCTTGTTATAGTAATCAGCTTGTAGGTTGTCTCTGTTCTCAGACTTCAGATTGGCTTCATAACCAGTCAGATTGCCCTGCTCATCTTTTTTCTCAAACATCGCCCCTGGTTGTTTGAAGAATGACCAATCGTCCGGCTTGACCATCAATAGCCTTTCATCAGATGTCAGATACTCAGGAACAGGAACCTCACCAGCCATGATGCCCCACCAGTGAACTTCATCAGGTGCGTTGGTATCCATAATGACACCATACCAAGTCGGGCCGCCGTCTCTCATCGATGGAAAACGACCCACACGCATAGTACAGGCATCAACAATTGACTTACTGATCTCACGAGCCTCATTGACCCACACACCAGTAAGCTCCAATGACAAAAGCTTCTTTACATCTTCCTGACGATCCAAAGCCAAAAAGATAACTTCAAGTTCAACGATAGAATTATCAGGTAATGAGAATCTTACATTATGAGTATAAGGTGGCGACCAAACAAAACGGCCAAGTTCATCGCTAAACCAATCACGCCACGTCTTAATCGTTGTTGTCTTCAACTGAGGGTTAGTATTGCGAATAACAGCCCAACGTGTTCTACGAATACCCTGCTCATTTGGCTTCTGCATCGTGGCCTTACGCATGATCTCCATGCAACAGGTCACAGACTTGCCAGAACCTACTGGACCACGAATACCACGAACAAAAGACTCATCACGCATAAACTCCCTAGCAACAGGGCCGGGAGGTTTGTAGTCAAGATTCATACCTTGGTCTGCTTAAACTTCTTGTTCTTCTGCATCAAAAGTCTTTGAGCAGCTAAAGCGTCACCACCCATTGCAACCTTTTTTGCAGCCGTTGTCTTCTCAGGCTCAACCTTGCTTTTTTCTGGTTCGCTTGACTGAGTAGGGGCAGTGCCTCTGCGGTCATTCTTGTCAATACCAAGAACTGTATCAACAATCTCAGTGCCAACTTTTTTGGTTAGCTTCTCAGCAGGCTCAACAAGTTTCTTATCAACAAACTTAGTTACCTTCTTGCCAGTCTTCTTAACAGCTCTTGATACTTTCTTTGGTGCAGATCCCATAAAATCACCTCTCAGGAAAAAAATATTTTTGGGGGTTAGGTTTTTTAATTCTATCGTGTGTGTGGTTTACCCTTTATGGAGGACACCGCCGTATTTCAAAGCCCTAGTCACACAGGAGCGTTACGGTGATGGGACCCCTACTAAACATTGAAGTTAATCTGTACCGCAGTTGATGGTGCATGCTGTGTGTCTACCTTAAATCCTGATCGATCCAGCATGTCCTTGGCAGCTTCAAGCCTTACATACGAACTCTTATCTGTTAGCAGTGATCTCATAGTCGCCATCGCTTGTGTGGCGTCCCACCCCAATGTCTGCATTGCTATCTGCTGTCTGTATTCGATAACATGTTGTTTGTTCAACGTATTATACGCCCAAGCCTTGTTCCTACCCAGACGTTCAGCAGCTGTCGTCGGGTTGCAACCATCATGCAAGATTGCATGCACCAGATCAGCCTGTGCGTCAGTCACTTTGTCGTGTATTTGTCTTAGTGTTTTGGCTTCTTTGTCGATCTCAGCGACAGGTACAATTCCGCCTGTGTATTTATCTTGTTGTTGTTTGTTTGCAGTTTTCATGTCCGAGTGCTTTCGTTGGCGTCCTTGGCGTAGTATAGAGATACATAGCCAAACACTGTCCATTCACATTCCATAACACTCTGTAAACACGCTATTAGCACCCTCCACATCCTAACTTGCTGGGGCAAGTTATGATCTTCCGAAGTGCAGCTTGTCCCTTGTGTCGCATATCGTTAATGCCCTTGGTCGGGCATTGCCAGACAAAGTGCCTGATAGTAGGCACAGCTGGCGAGTCATCACGCCGTGGGTTGAGAACACACACACATGATTGGCCCTACGTCGTTCCATTATCCTTGCAGGTTACACAATGGATTGTTCCAAACGTCGAAAGTAAAGTCCGCATCAAAATCCGAATTTTATTTATTATTAAGCTGCGCATGCTCTTTATTCGCAAAATCCATTTTGACAAGGGGATTCCCAAGTGGTCATCCCTGCTAGGCCTTGACTATCGACTTCCATTGTGTGGGCGGCGGTAAGAACGTCGCAGGACAATCCTGTGTGCGTGTTTACCTTAACTTTACACAATGGAGCGTTACCATGCGTAAGCAACTTGAACTCTTTGATGAAAATGAAATCCTTGCACAGACTGTTATCTCGTATCACGAGCCGTTGGATGCACTAGCGACTATCGATGACGACATTGATATCGCAATGGAGTCTTGCGACGACAATCGGCTGATCGAACTGATACAGATGCGTACTGCATACAGTCAGTAGGAAGCCAAAGGTTAGGGGGTGATCGATAGGTCATCCCCATCATCACAAGGAGCGTTACAATGCAACAAGAAATTACCACAGAAGAACTAGATCGTATCTCAGCTGCACTCTTTCAGGACACACTACCTATGAAAGACAAGCATAAGGCATGGTGCAAAGAGTTAGCCAAGCGTCTGATTGCTGTAGCTGATTTGTTCGACGATGGTGAGGATGTCATCATCCTTGCCAAACTAGCTGACCAGCTACCTCGCATGTTTGAGAAGATGCGGGACAACGTTGTCAATCAGGCTTCAGATATGCAGACCGAGATTCGTGCAGCGTATCGTGCTGATGCTGGCATCGAGATTACCAAGAACCAGATAGAGGATCTTGAGGAGAAGCTTGCCAAGCTACGTCGCCAGTATTGGACACTGAACGAGACGTTCAAGGTTGCACTACACGATGTCAGACCTGTCATCATCGGCAACGCTGGT